ATGAAGATGAAGAGGATCGCAAACAACGTGGCACTTCAAACGATCGGCTACGTAATTAGCGGATTTACGAACGTGTATATCTACGTTCGGGAATGCGGCTATCAGAAGCGGGACATTTACAGGGGCTTGTATAAGCACTTCGCACACGACGAAATGAACAAATACGCATATTGCAAGATTACGGAGCTTCGCGCCGATGAAAACGTGCTTTATATCGGCATTGAAGAGTAACGCGGGAAAGGAGCTATTCGGAATGAGTACAACACGATACAAAATCCGTTTATGGGAATACGACGGCGAAGCGTCCGCCGCAAACGCCGTTACCTTCGACAGCTTCGAGGAAGCGGAAGCGCGGTTCAATGATCTTCGCGTTTCGGAGGAAATGCCGTGCGTTGAGTTCATCAAAGAGCGGATCGCGAACGGGTGCATTATCGGCGACGAAGTTTTGAACGTTCGGCAGTTCACTTCGGTATTTGACGCTATCACGAAGGACAAGCCCACGCTGGCGGGCTTCCTTCGTTCCCTTCCGGTCATAGAAGCGCCGTGGGACGGCGCGTTTCAAGAACGCTTTTGCGTAGAGTGCGGCGCGGACAGTTGCGACGATTGCCCGAACGAGCAGTTCCGGAACAATCCGGAATGGTGGCTTTCCCTTCCGGCGGCGGAGGTGGAACAATGACGGCGGATCGGGCGCGCGGAGCGCTTGCCGTCCTGCAAGACGCGGACGGGAAGTTTATTTGCGAAGTGCCTTGCGGTTACATAGTCGAGCAGACAGCCAGCGCACACAAGCCCCGGCGGATACAGGCACAACGACGGCGGCGGGCAATGCTTCGCCGTCGCGTCGCCCTTACGGTTGCGTTGCTGACCGTCGCCGCCCTTCTTGCGGCGCTTATGCCGTGGAGCGGGAGCGGTGCGGCGGACAAGCCGAAGGATACGACCGCCGGAACGCTTGAAGAGGTACACCAGCCGACCGCCGTTCTTCTTCCTTCGAGCGGGACGGTGGCGGGATATGTGCCGAACGCGGCGGAGGTTGAAGCCCTTGCAAAGCTGATCTACGGCGAAGCGGGGATCGTTCCTTCTACGACGGAGCAAGCGGCGGTTGTATGGTGCGTTCTGAACCGCGTTGACGATCCGCGCTTCCCCGACACGGTGCTGGAGGTTATCGAAGCGCCCTATCAGTTCAGCGGCTACGATCCAGAATATCCCGTGAAAGAGGAATTCGCCCTTCTTGCGGCGGACGTGCTGACACGATACCGCGCGGAGCGGGACGGCGAAGAAAACGTCGGGCGGGTGCTTCCGGCGGAATACTGCTTCTTCACGGGCGACGGGCGGCGCAATCACTTCACAACGGAATGGAAAAGTACGGATTGCTTCGGCTGGACGCTTGAAAGCCCGTACACAGATTAAGGGAGGGACACACAATGAAGGACAACAAAAGCGGCTGGCAGTTCCCGAAGGCGCTTGAAATTATCAAGTGCAAGGAAGGAAACAAAGAGTTTATGAAGGAACGTCCGGCGCGCCGCCCGTTCGGAAACACCGTGCTTATTTGCGAATATCCGATCGACGACACGGCGGCGGAAGAGCCGAACGCGAAGTTGATTACATGGCGGCTTGCGAAGCGCGCCGCGCGGGACTTCTTGCGCGTTTCCTTTATGCCTTCGGCTATCGTATCGGCGGCGACGCATGGCGGGAAAACCGCCGTCCGCGTCTACGGTAAATATTAAATCACACGAAAGGAGCTATTCAATTATGTTCAGCAAGAAAAAGACAGAATGCCGCGTTTGCGGCTATCGCTTCACACCGGAGCGGGAAAACATCTACACGGCGGAAGAACCGCGTTCTATGGCGGATATGCTGACGAAAGCGCCGACGCGCTTTTCGGCGGTTGATTGCCCGATTTGCGGTTGCCAAATCGCGCTGGCGATCCGCGTTCCCCGCGTTGACATTTCGGACAATGCGGAACGGCACGACGCGGACGCGCTCAACATTCCCGCTTCACCGTATCCGGACGGGGACAAAGGCGTTATGGCTTGCCCGAATTGCGGAAGCGGTGAATATCTGCACAACGCAGACGAAAACGAAAACGCTTTTTGCGGGCAATGCGGGCAGGCTATCAAGTGGGGGTGCGAAGATGAAGATTAAAAGTATCGCCGCTATCTGCAAGAAGAACAAGAATATTGCAATCTTCGAGCGGTACAGCGACGACGGCGACATATTAACGCAGTACATCGGCGACGGATCGGCGGTTTATCCGGTTGTCGGGCTTCCCCAGCTTGACAAAGAAAGCCTTTTGACGATCTTCGACGTTCCGGAGAAAGACCGCGATAATTACTTCGTGAAAACGCTGGGCGTTCCGGTGGGTATCAGCTTCGAGGACACAGACGAAACGGAAAGGCACGTCGAGCGGGAAGGAATTTCGATCATCTATTCCGGACGAACCTTGAAGCCGATCCGCACAACGCGCGGGCTGGTATTCATCGAAAGCCGCTATCTTTCGCCCGTTGCTGACGTGCTGGACGTGCTGGAGCTTTACGAACGCCGCACGGCGGAGGGAGCGCCCTACATCGTCGCGAAGGCGGGCTTCCTGCTTCAAGCGGTGATTATGCCTTATGACGTTATCAATCAGCAGTTCGTGGAGAGCTTGCAGAGCTTAACGCGGGAATGCGAATTTTCCCTTTCTGAAAAGGAACGCAGGGAACGCGAAGCCCGCGACCGCTTCACATTCACAGAGCCGGAACAATGTTCCTTGAACGTCGATCCGGACACGGGCGAGGTTGTCGAGGAAAGCGAGGTGGCGGACGAATGAACGCGGCGCTTCTATCCTCTAAAAATATGTGCTGGTGTACGCCGCAAGACTTCTTCGACAAGCTGAACGCCGAATTCGGCTTCGTGCTTGATCCGGCGGCGACCGACAAGACGGCGAAATGCTCTTTGTATTACACACCGGAAACGGACGGGCTTTCGCAAAGCTGGGATCGCGGCGGCGCGGTATTCTGCAATCCGCCTTACGGACGCGAGATCGGCAAGTGGGTTCAAAAGGCTTTCGAGGAAGCGCGGGGGGGTATCCGATTGTTTTACTTATCCCAGCGCGGACAGACACAGCATATTTTCACGATTACATTTACGGGAAAGCGGAAATCCGCTTCGTGCGCGGGCGGCTACGGTTCACGGACGACGACGGGAACGCCGCCGATCCCGCGCCCTTCCCTTCAATGGTAGTTATCTATAACGGGGAGCGGGTGAAGGAATGAGCGATAAAAAGAAATGCCCGTTTTGCGAAGCGATCGCGCTTCAACGGTTCATTGAAGAACGCCATAGCAAGCCCGCAGGGTTCGGAATGGCTTTATCCGCCGCGCTTATTTCCTACGCAGTAGTAAACGGGCGCAAATGCGGACGGACAACGGATTACATGAAGGACGGCAAGGGCTACCCGCTCAATTATTGCCCTTCGTGCGGAAAGCGGGTGAAGAATGAATAACCGACAGGAAAAGCCGCCCTTGAAGTGCTTGCTGGGCATTGATCCGGAGAAAACGCAGAAATGCAAGCCTTCGGAATGCGCTTCTTGCGGCTGGGAAGCGGCAGAAGCCGCACGGCGGCGGGAGTACGTGAAGGAACACGGCTTGACGCTATGCGCCGACGGCTTCCGGCGGCTGATTATCAAGAAGGAGAACGACATGGCGACACCATACAAGGAATGCCTGCATTGCGGCGCACATCTTGACAGCGGCGAAAAATGCGATTGCCGCGCGGCGGAAGCCGACGGCAACGCCGAAAAAGAATTGAAAGAGAGGACAAAGGACAATGACAATTAACGAGTTCGCGGCAGAGGTTCACAAGAACGCCGTTGACCACGGATGGTGGGAAGGCGAAAGAACGTTTCCGGAGATCGTGGCGCTTATTCATTCGGAGGTATCCGAAGCGCTGGAGGAATACCGCGACGGGAAACCGCTTCTTTATTTCCCCTGCAACGCTGGCGGCGTTTGTTGCGAAGAGGACGGAAGCGCGCATTGCGGAAGCCGCCCTTACGATCCGGAAAATCCGAACGCCCGTTGTTCCGCGCAGAGCAAAAAGCCCGAAGGGATCGCGGCGGAGCTTGCCGACGTGATTATTCGCGTTCTTGATTATTGCGCGTATGCCGGAATTGACATTGAAAACGTGCTGGAGGTAAAGCACGAATACAACAAAAGCCGCCCGTATCGGCACGGCGGCAAGAAGTGTTAATCATGGCGGAGCGGGTGAACCACCCGCCGCACTATAACGCGGGCGGGATTGAGTGTATCGACGCGCTGGAAGCCGCAACAAGCGGGCTTCAAGGTATCGAAGCCTTTTGCACAGCGAACGCGATCAAGTATTTGTGGCGCTGGAAGCTGAAAAACGGTGAAGAGGACTTGCAAAAGGCGGTTTGGTATATCAACAGACTTATTCAACGAGCGGGCGCAGACAGCGCCGCAGGAAAGGAGCTATTCAATATGAAAGAGAACAAACACGGCTTTGAGCCGAAACAGGAATTCACGATGGGCGGGATCGCTTGGACGGTCATTCAGACGGGCGCGGATTGGGTGAAGTGCATTGCTTCCGATTGCGTCGAGGAACGCGCCTTCGATGAAGAGAACAAGAACGACTTTGCCGCTTCTTCCCTTCGCGCCTATCTGAACGGCGAATTCTTGCGCCGTCTGATTAAGGCGGGCGCGCCGGAAGAAATGTTCGAGTATTTCAACATCGACTTGACCGCAGACGACGGCTTGAAGAATTACGGCGGCGATCGCGTCCGGATCGGGCTTATCACTTGCGAGGAATACCGCCTTTTGCGCGGCAACATTCCGGCGCTTCCGGATCGTTGGTGGTGGACGGCTACACCGGACAGCCCGATAAATTCTTTCGTCCGCGGCGTCTATTCGGGCGGCGCTTTGAGCTACGGCGGCGCGTACAACGGCGGCGGGGGCGTTCGCCCGCTTTGCAATCTCAAATCTGAAATCTTGGTATCGTACTTAAACGGCGAGAACGCAGAGGAACAGAAGAAGCGCGCCGAAGCCGTCGATATGATGAAGCATATTGCCGCCGCGTGGGACATCGACGCGGAAGAGGTTTTCGGGAGGGCTGACGAATGACAATGTATCAATTCATGGTGAACGCCTTTTATATGCTTTGCGGCGTTGCTTGCGTCGCCGCTTCCGTTGTGATCGTCTACATCGTTTTGAACGTGCTTTTCAGAGCGCTTCGGAGGGGCGGCGGGAACAATGGCAGATATTAAGATCGACGAAGAATTGCTTTTGCGCGCAGGGCTGGGGATCGGCTACGCGTTCGCGCCATTCTTTCGGGGCATTTTAGAAGGCGTTGAAGATTACACGATCGAACAGGCGGCGCGGGAAATGCAGGAAGAACACGACGCGCAGGAAGCCGAAGAGGGCTTGAAACGTCCGGTTGAAAAAACGCTGATCGGCGATTGCCGGAAGTGCTGGTGCGATCAATGCGCGAAGCTGGAACAATGCGTTCACTTGCGCGAAGGCGCGCTTCCGGACGGGGTACGCCCGTTCCCTTGCGTCGGGTGCGCGGACGGAATGCGCTTCAAGCCTTGTGAAGAAGAACGGTGCGCCGACTTCGAGCAGGGCGCAGGATTTAATAACGGCTGACAAAACAAAAAAAGAGAACGTCCGGTTGCGACGTTCCGGACGTTCTCTTTTCCTCTTACATAGCTGTAAAAGGAGCTATTCAATACTGAAATTATAGCATTTTACGGCGCTTTTGTCAAAGAAGGGCGGCGGGATTATGCAGAGGGTTAAAAGACGTATTTTTTCGGGCGTTGTATGTGAACAAGAGGTTTACACCGTATCCGATCGAGCGAACATCAAAAAAGCTGAACCGCGACCGCGCTTCAAGGACGACGAAGAGCGCGCGCAACACCGGATCGGCATATCAAAACGGAAACACCAGCGGCTGGTTAATGAAAACTTTTCGCCGCTTTCCTTATATAGTACGCTGACGTTCGACGACGACAGCGAAGTTCATACATTCAGCGAAGCGCGCAGAATACGCGACAATTACTTCCGGCGGCTTCAAAGGGCTTGTCCCGACGCGAAGATCATTATTTACATGGGGCGCGGCAAGTCAACGAACCGAATTCATTTTCACATGATTTCGGACGGCATACCGGAAGAAACGATCAGCGGCAAGTGGAACGACGGATCAGTAATCCATATTCGGCACTTGCGCGAACACAATTATTATAACGGCGTTGACTACGGGCAGGATTACACGGGGCTTGCGGATTACCTCTTCAACCATTGGACACCGGAACAGGGCGGACACCGTTGGAAGGCGACACGCAATCTTCGCCAGCCGGAGAAGGAAGCGCCGACGCTTGCACTTCGGACGTATACGGAAAAGAAAGCACCGATCGCGCCGAAGGGTTACAAGCTGGTGGAAGCCCGCGCGACGAAGTGGGGCTACATATATTATAAATATGTACGCGAACCGGAGAAACCGAAACGCCGGAAGAAACGCGAATAGCGGGAACGCCCGAAGGGGCGCAATAAAAAGCCTTGTAAATGTGTAAAGTTTTACGACCAGCGCTTTCCCTTCCGGAAGATTGATTTTATTTATTCCCCGTCGCCCGCTTTTCAGAGATCACGAACGCGCGCATTGTCAAGGGTGCGAAGCACGGCGAAGCCGCTTGCCCTTGATAATGAAAGCGCGGGAGTGATAAAAGCGGGAAGGCGGCGGGGATATAAAATCAATCGTGAAGGATCGGTTCAGAAAACGGATCGAGGAAGCCCGCCGGATCGCCGATAGATTTATTCCTTTAAGCCCGTCCCCCCCAGCGGGGGGCGGAGGGGGGAGAAAAAGAAAGAAGGTGAACAACGTATGCTTGAATTGAACAAGCTGTATAACATGGACTGTATGCAGGGAATGAAAGAGTTTCCGGACGGCTTCTTCGATCTTGCGATCGTTGATCCGCCTTACGGTATCGGCATAGACGGACAGAAGAAGCGCGTATGCGGCAATCCGAAACATAACCGAAAAGAGCATATCCGGAAAAGCTGGGACAAGGCTATTCCCCCGCCCGAATACTTCCGCGAATTGGAACGCGTTTCAAAAGCACAAGTGATATGGGGCGGAAATTACTTCGTTCCGTATCTTGAACAAGGACATAAAGGCTGGCTTGTATGGGACAAGGGGCAACACGGCTTGACAATGAGCGATTGCGAATTAGCGTATACCAGCTTCGACACGCCGACGCGCGTTTTTGTCTTCCGGAAGCCGAAAGCCGACTTGAAGGCGGAAGGCTATTTCAAAATGCTAAACGGGTACACACCCGTTTTCAGCAACGCGCCGGAAAGTATTTACGAAATGGAGCTTACGCGCGCGGCGATACATTCGTTCGCGTCCTTCGCTTCAAAGCTGAAACCGGAGATCAGCGGCACAGCGCAAAAGAACCTTGAACGGACGTTACAGTTCAAGCCTAATCCGTTCATGGATACATCGAAGTTCATTTACAGGATCGCGACGATCCTTTCGGTGAATAATACTTGCTTCATTGTTCCGATCGAAGATGAATTCGGCGGACTGATCGGGTATTATCCCCTGCTTCCTCAACGGTGCGAAGTTGTCGAGTACAACGGCGCGCCGTTTTTGCGTTATACGTTCGGGAGCGGGCAGAAAGCCGCGATCGAGTTTGAACGCGTCGGCGTAATGACGCAGTTTCAATATACCGACGATTTCTTCGGCGAGAGTAACGCCGCGCTTCGTCCTACAATGCAGTTGATCCACACACAAAATCAAGGCATTATCAACGGCGTTAAAAATTCAGCTTCTATTCGCTTCTTGGCGAAGGTTGCAAATATGTTGAAGCCGGAGGACATCACGAAGGAGCGCAAGCGCTTCACGGCGGATAACCTTTCGGCGGAAAATCAATCGGGAATGGTGATCTACGACGCGAAGTTTGCTGACGTGAAGCCGATCGAAAGCAAGCCGTTCACGGTCAACGCCGCGCAGATGGCGCAGATCAACGAAAACGTGTTTAACTACTTCGGCACGAATGCGGGCATTCTGCAAAACAAATACACGGAGGACGAATGGAACGCGTATTACGAAGGCAAGATCGAACCTTTCGCGATCCAGCTTTCGCTTGTTATGTCGAATATGACGTACACGGCGCGGGAATTGTCCTTCGGGAACGCGATCACGTTTACCGCGAACCGCTTACAATACGCAAGCAATCAAACGAAGCTGAATATCAGCACACAGTTATTTGACCGCGGCTTGCTGAACCGCAACGGCGTTATGGACGTTTGGAACATGGCACACGTTGAGGGCGGCGAGAAATATTATATCCGCAAGGAATACGCGGAAGTTTCAGAATTGGGAAAGGAGGTTACACCAAATGCCAAAAAAGACGGATCGGGAGTACCGAACAATGATCCAGCCGCTATTGATCCCGACGGCGGCGGAGAAGCGAATTGATACGGATTTCTACGTGGAGGGCTACGCAACAACGTTCGACAAGCCCTATTTGCTGTATGAGTGGGACGGGAACAAATATTACGAACGGATCGACCGGAACGCCCTTGCGGGTGCGGATATGTCCGACGTAATCATGCAGTATAACCACGAAGGAAAGGTGCTTGCCCGCCTTTCCAACGGGACGCTGGGCGTTGAAGCTAACGATAACGGGCTTTTCACGTTCGCGGACTTGTCGAAATCGCGCGCGGCACAAGATATGTTCGAGGAAATCAAGAACGGACTTGTTACGAAAATGTCGTGGGCTTTCCGCGTATCGGAAGATAGCTACGACCGCGACACACGCACACGCACGATCTTGAAAATTGCGAAGGTTTACGACGTTTCGGCGGTATCCATTCCGGCGAACGCCGATACCGATATTTCGGCACGATCCTATTTCGACGGAGTGATCGAAAGGGAACAGCAGGAGCGGCTGGAACGCCGGAAGAAACTTTTGAAAATCAAACTAATGACGGAGGTTTAACACAATGAGAATTAAAGAAATCGAAGCCCGCCTTGCGGCTATCAAGCAGGAGATCGAACAGCGCGGCGACGCTATGACCGCCGCAGAGATTGACGCGCTGGAGCAGGAAACCACACAGCTTACCGAAGAGCGCGCCGGACTGATTGCCGCCGCCGAGAAGCGCAACGGCATTCTTGACAATATCGCGAAGGGCGCGGGCATTGTTTCCCGTTCCTTCCAGCAGAACAACGGCGACGACAACGCCGCGCCCGATGATCCCTTCGGTACGCCCGAATATCGTTCCGCGTGGCTGAAAAACATTCGCCGCCTTCCGCTGAACGACGCAGAGAAGCGCGCATTCAGCAACGCCAGCGGCGCGGGTGCGGAGGTTATCCCGACGCAGACCGCGAACGAGATTATCAGCAAAGTAAAGACGCTTGCGCCTATGCTGAATGAAGTTACCCTTCTGCACGTCAAGGGCGCTGTAAAGTTCGCGATCGAAGGCACGAACAACGCCGCCGCGATCCACACCGAGAACGCAAGCATTACCGCCGCCGCTGACACGCTGACCACCGTTTCCCTTTCCGGTTATGAGATCGTCAAGCTGGTTCAGATTTCCGATACTGTAATGACTATGAGCATTACAGCGTTTGAAACGCGTACAACGGCAACAGGGGCGTTCGCCCGCTTCGGTGGACTATGTGAACGAGTAGGCACAGCCGAAAGCAGAATACCACCATCAAAGGAAGGTGTATCCCGTCGCCGCTATCCACGGCGGGGACAAATACAGGATCGCCGATACCGGAGCATACCGCCTTCCGGCGGCTGGCAAAGGTTATAAACAGCGAGGATTTTTTATTATGACAGACTTTGAAAAGATACACAGTTTTGAAAGCCTATACAATGCCTACCGAAAGGCGCGGCAAGGCAAGAGGTGGAAAGGAGCGGCGGCAAAGTTTGAAGTTAATCTTCTTGAAGCGCTGAACCTATTAAGCGCGCAGATCAGAACGAAGCGCTATACCATGTCCCCGTATAACACGTTCGAGGTATACGAGCCGAAGCGCCGCGTGGTTATGTCGAACAGCTACAAAGACAAGGTTGTTCAACATTCGCTTTGCGATAACGTGCTTGAACCGATTTTGACACGATCGTTCATTCGCGATAACTACGCGTCGCAGGTGGGGAAAGGTACGCATTACGGGTTAGACAGGCTTCAAGAGTTCATGCGGAGGTTTTACAGGAAGAACGGAATTGACGGCTGGATACTGAAAGGCGATATTTCAAAGTATTTCTATTCGATCCGGCACGACGTTTTGAAAACCTTAATCCGCGAGAAGATAACCGATCCGGACGTTTTGTGGCTTGTCGATCTTATCATCGACAGCACCGAAGGCAACGTCGGAATACCGATCGGCAATCAAACTTCACGGCTTTTCGCCCTTCTCTACCTTGACGGGCTGGATCACTTCGTAAAGGAAAAGCTGGGTATCAAATATTACGGGCGCTATATGGACGACTTCTTTTTGATCCATCACGACAAAGCATATTTGCAGGAGTGCCGGAAGCAGATTGAAGCGTTCGTACAGGCGCGCGGGCTTTCGCTGAATGCGAAAACAAATATCTTTCCCTTAAAACACGGCGTTGATTTCTTGGGCTTTCATACATACTTGACCGAAAGCGGCGCGGTGATCCGCAAGGTGCGCCGCAGGAGCAAAAACAATATGAAGCGGAAGTTGAAGAAATTAGCCGCCCTTCACGCGGCGGGACGGATCGACGCAAAGACCGTCGAACAATCCTATCAAAGCTGGAGAGGACACGCAGAAAAGGGAAATAGCTATCATTTGATCCGGCGGACGGATCAGTATTACAACAGCTTAATGAAAACAAAGGAGGCGGCACAATGTCAAAAACATTAGGCAGTTTGACGGTGGGCGCGAAGATTGAAGTTCCGGTTCTTTCGGCGTATCAATCACGCTTCGGATCGAAGATCGTTTTCAAGATCGCCGACAAGAACCACAGCGGCTACCCGTCGAATTCCGTAACGCTGATTACGGAAAAGATCATTCAGTTAATGTGTTTCGACGCGAAAGAGCCGAGCAACAGCAACAGCGACCGGAAACAATACGGCAATAACCGCTATCAGTATTCAAACCTTCTGCAATGGCTGAACAGCAACGCGGCGGCGGGCGCATGGTACAGCGCAAAGCACAGCGCGGACGCGCCGCCTACAAACGCGAACGTATGGAACAATTACAACGAGTACGACGCGTGGGCGGGCTTCCTTGCTATGCTTGATCCGAAGTTCGTTGCGGAGCTTCTGACCACAACACAGACCGTCGCAAGGAACACCGTTACCGACGGCGGAAGTTATGAAACGGTAACGTCAAAAATGTTCCTTCCGTCCACCACCGAAGTGGGGCTTGCGAATGAAAACAATATCGCAGAAGGAACGCTTCTTGCGCTATTCAGCAACGACGCTTCCCGCGTCGCTTATCCTACGGCGCAATGCGTGAGCAATTCGGAGTACACGGACGCTAATTTCAGCACGTCAAAGGGCTGGTATTGGTGGCTACGAACGCCTAATTCGTCGAACGCCCGCCACGTCCGCTACGTCAATTCGGTCGGCTCTTTGAACTACAGCCTCGCGTACTGCGGCGGCTGGGGCGTTCGCCCGCTTTGTAATCTTAAATCTTCTATCTTGGTATCTGACAGCCCGAACAGCGACGGAAATTATACGGTAATCTACAATTCCGCGCCTTCCGCGCCGCCCAGCATTACCGCGCCAGCAACGTGTTACAGCGGGCAGAACATCAACATTTCTTGCGCGGCGGCGACCGATCCGGACGGCGACGCGCTGACCTATTGTTTCGAGCGCTCATACAACAGCGGCGCGTGGACACAGGTTCAAGCGTCCGCAAGCAGGACGTTCACGGAAGCGGTATCGACCGCGTGGAACACGTTAAAATACCGCGTCCGCGCAAAGGACAGCTACGGCAATTATTCCGCATACACCACAAGCGGAGATATTGCCGTAATTCATAACCAGCCGCCCGTGATTTCCGGCAGTAATGCCGATCTTGGGATCAAGCGCGCCGATTTCACCTATCAATACAGCGTAACCGATCCGGACGGCGACACGGTGAACGTTGTTGAAAAGATCGACGGAAAGACAATCGCGACGAAGAACGCGATCACGCTGGGCGCGACGCAGACGCTTTCCGTTGCCGGAAATACCTTCGCGGCGCTTACGAACGCAAAGCACACGATCACGATTACGGCGACCGACAGCGCGGGGAATAGCGCCGTCCGGACGCTGACGTTCACGAAGTCGATCGCGGGCTTCGTTATCACGCTTTCCACGCCGCTGGAAGCCAACAGCCAGCCGACACGCGCGAATATCAAGGTAACGCGAGATATTCCGGCGGGCGGCACGTTCAAGGTTGAAGCGACGAACAATCCGTTTGACGCTTCCCCCGTTTGGGAGGATTGCACGAACGCGGTTGTTCAAGGCGTTGCACACGTTTTCACAAATAAGATCAACACGGCGGCACAGTACGGAATGAATATCCGCGTAACCGTCCAGCGCGGCGACGCGCTGACCGCTTGCTGGGTATCGGGGATCGGGGGGAATTTTGAATGAGCGTAATTCACAAGAAGAGCAACGGCGGAGCTTCCACCGAAATTGAAAAAGAGGTTCGGGAAGTCAAAGCGGCGGGAGAGCAAACCGCCGCTTTGCTTGCCCTATCCTTCAAAGCGCAGATCGTGCAGGATCGCGCCGCCGGAACGAACGTCATTTCCGACGCGGCGATCCTGCAATCGGCGGAAGTGATCGAATACGACGAATACGCCGACAATCACGCTTACAACACCGTCGGCGAAATCATCAAGCACAACGGGCGGTATTACGAGATCAAAGCGGCGCACACGTCGAACGCGGCGGCTTATCCCGTTGAAACCACCTTCGCGTACTATCGCTTGATCGAGCTTTCCGCGACCGGAACGCTTGACGATCCGATCCCGTATCCGGAAACGGCGGGGATCGTCGTTAATGTCGTTTCCGGCTTGTATTACAGCTACAAAGGCGCGGTATACCTTGCAAAAGCAGATATGCCGAATTGCGTTTATCCGCCGGACACGGCGGGCTTGTGGCAATGGGAAAAAGTAACCTAACGGGAAGGAGGATCAACGATGGACACTTTCACAACGGTTCTTTCCGTCTTTTCTACCGTATGCGCTATCGTGTTCGGCTATATCGCTTTTGTTCGTAACAGGGACAAGGACAAGGAAAGCAACGTGAAGCACGACGCGACCGTTTTAACCGAGATCGGATACATCAAGGCGAACACGGACGAAATCAAGGCGGAGCAGAAGGAACAGCGAAAGACGAATACGGAGTTCGTAACGCGCTTGACCGACGTTGAAGCGTCGGCGAAACAGGCACACAAGCGGCTTGACCACATCGAAAAACGAATGGATCAAGCAGAGTAACACCAGCGACGGCGGGGGCTTCCCCGCCGCTTCTTCATTGCAAAGGAGGGTTCAGCAATGAGCAATAGCAAACTTATTTCGTGTACGCTGATTTCACCGAACAAGAACAGCCCACGAAATCACAAGATCGACACGATCACAATTCATTGCGTCGTCGGGCAATGTTCCGCCGAGAGGATCGGCGAAATCTTCAAGCCGACTTCGCGACAGGCAAGTTCAAACTACGGGATCGGCTACGACGGGCGGATCGGGCTTTACGTCGATGAAGCCGATCGTTCGTGGTGCAGTTCTTCGGCGGCGAACGATAACCGCGCAATCACGATCGAGGTTGCAAGCGACACAAAGCACCCATACGCCGTGAATGATAAAGCATACGCGGCGCTTCTTGATCTTGTCGAAGATATTTGCCGCCGGAACGGGATCAAAAAGCTGGTATGGAGTACAAGCAAGGACGACCGCGTAAACCACAAGAACGGGTGCAATATGACCGTTCACAGGGATTACGCGAACAAGGCTTGCCCCGGCGATTATCTGTATAACCGACACGGCGAGATCGCGGCGGAGGTAAACAGGCGGCTGGGCGTTCCGGCAGAGGATCAGAAGCCGGAGCAGAAGCCGCAGGGCGACGCGAAGAACCTTTACCGCGTACAGCTTGGAGCGTTTGAGAAGAAGGACAACGCAACAGCGTTCGCGGCGAAGCTGAAAAAGGAAGGCTTCGATACGTACATCGCGCAGATCGGCAAGTATTACAAGGTTCAAGTGGGCGCGTTCAGCGTCAAGAAGAACGCGGAAGCTATGCTGGAGAAGTTGAAGAAGGCGGGACACGACGACGCTTTCATTACCTATTCCGGCACGTCCGGCGGGACATCGGCGCGGAAGATCACAACGGGAAGCAAGGTGCGCGTGAAAGCGGGCGCGAAAACCTATTCCGGCGGAAGCCTTGCTTCCTTCGTCTATTCCCGCGATCACATCGTCAAAGAGCTTTCCGGAAAGCGCGCCGTGATTACCTACGGCGGAACGGTTGTCGCGGCGGTGAACGTCGATGATCTAACGCTTGTTTAACACACGCACAACGCACGGTATGCGTTACACAACGCGCGCCGTGCGTTAATTGCGCTATGAAAGGGGACGCAATGAAAAACAAACCTTCGAGCGGGAAGCGGGTGGCGAAGCGCCGCTTCTTCAAGGCTGACGAACGCTTCGCAACGAAAGCCGTTATTGTGATCGCAATTACAACGGCGGCTTTCATCGTCGCGCAGTACGTTTCATTCCTTGTCACACGGCAGGAACAAACCGTTCTGATCGAATGGTATTTCCGTGCCGTCGTGATCGAATGCGGCGCAATGATGATGAAGCGTCTTGCCGAAGTAATCGTCGGCAGGATCAAGAAAAAAGAAAAAATCGACATAACAGAAAGCGAGGATACAAACAATGACTATTGATCTTACCAGCATTGCAAACGCCGTGATCGCTCTTATCGCGGCTATTATTACCGCCTTCGTGATCCCGTGGATCAGAAGCAAGACGACCGCCGCACAGTTTGAGAAAATCAAAATGTGGGTAACGGTTGCCGTCGAAGCCGCCGAACAGCTTTACACCGGAAGCGGCAGGGGCGCAGAGAAGAAAGCATACGTTGTTGAATTTCTGAATAGCAAGGGCTTCAAGATCGACGCGGAAACGCTGGATAAACTGATCGAAGCCGCCGTCTTTAATCTTCCGGACTACTTCACCATTTCCGGCATTCCGGCGGATACCGACAGCAACAAAGAGTAATTGACCGCGCGGCGGATCGCGCTTCCCCTTTCAGCCTTCCGCCGCATAAAGAAAAATCCCCCGTGCGGGCTTTCGAGCCTTGCACGGGGGATTTTTTTGTTTGGTTCATTCCTTCGGCGGTTCGACCGACACTTCCGACGGCGCGGCGGTTTTCCCTTTAATGAGTTGATACAGCTTCTTACAGCCGACCGCAATTCCCTTGAATAGATAGTAATAAATCTTGTAAAACGCCCACAAGAAGAAGTACAGACACCAGCCCGCGCCGATAATCATATACCACATCAAATAGAACATTCCGGCGAAGAGCATAGCGAAGCACCACAACGGCGCGTTTCGCTTATTCACGCGCACACCGAAGCCCAGCCGGAAACCGGACATCTTCTTCAATGTCTTTGTAAAGCTGACGAACATTAGAGCAAATCCCCCTTCTTAAATGTAAATTTTCAAGGCAGAATTCGCCCATTCTGACCTTTAACACAATTATACGCCCGTCATGCGCTAAAATCAAGAATAAAGCGGAATATTTACACACCGTTTGCAAATAATCAGAATGAAGAGGGATCGCGGCGGCAATGAAGATATATGATTACAACGGCAAGAAGAACATTTGCGGCGACCGATTGCGCGAAGCGCGCGTCGTCCGGCGGCTACGTCAAGAGGATTTAGCCGCACAAATACAGTTGAAAGGGATCAACATGGAGCGGGACAGCATAAGCCGAATTGAAATCGGTACGCGCTTCGTATCCGACTTTGAATTGAAGATATTTGCGGAAGTGCTGGGCGTTTCGGTAAATTGGCTTTTAGGTATAGACGAATAACGGCGGCGGGGTGATCCCGTCGCCACTTATCTTTTATAGGCGCATAAAATACGTATTTTTTCTCAAAACCTATTGACATATACGCATTGAAGGCGTATAATAGTAAATGTAAGGAGGACAGCAGATGAAAACAAAAGACCTTATCGAGCTTTTAGAACGAAACGGCTGGAAGTTCAAGCGGCACGGCGCGAACCACGACATATACGTGAAGGACGGTCAAAGGGAAAGCGTCGTAAGGCACAGAGAAACCGACGAAGAGTTAGCAAAAGCAATCATCAAGCGGCGCGGGCTGAAATAAGCCCGCCGCCACTTGACAACAATATAGGAGGTACGGACAATGAAATTCAAAAAGCAAGCGAATGTCGCGTTCTTTTCAAAGTATGTCCGCGAAGATGGAAAGTTCACGATTACAAGTGTTGATCGCCGCGTCAACGGGACTTTGAAAAACGTGTTCGAGGTAACAGACGAAGCCGGAAGCGTGATCGACACATTGCCGCGCCTTAAAGACGCAAAAGCAAAATACGCGGAGATTTGAAGGAGGTATTCAGAATGAAAAACGCATATCCTATCGTTATGACGCAAGGAAAAGAGTTCATCGTGGTATTTGTCCCCGATTTCAATATCAATACGCAGGGCAAGGACGTTCCGGACGCGATCGAGATGGCGCGGGACGCAATCGGGCTTATGGGAATTGATATGCAGGACGACGGCGAAGCGTTGCCGGAAGCGTCGAGCATTGCAAGCGCACAAGCCGAAGCGCCGTCCGGCGCGATCGTTTCGCTGGTTGACGTTGATTTCGCGGAGTACCGCAGAAAGAACGATATGCGCGTCGTGAAGAAGAATTGCACCATTCCTTCATGGCTTAACTTTGAAGCGGAGCGGGCTGGCGTGAATTTTTCCGCCGTCCTGCAAGCGGCGCTTAAAAGCGAATTGCATATCACAAGCAGATAA